GGAGTTCCAACGTCAGACACGTAGGCTGCGTTTGAACTATCTCTTGCGCGAATTGATCTTATCCCAGAATCAGCTAAATAGAAGACATCGTTATTACCGTAGCTTGCAACACCCTTACGCGCCCGTGTGCCTGTGTTTTTAACAACTTGCAAAAAAGTATTAGCTGCATCATCGGCTGATACAGACCAAATTTGGATCGCTCTTCGTGAAAAGACAGCAAGGTTGCCCTGATATACTGCCGCTGCGAATAGCTCTTCCGAACCCTCGTCTTGGCTTGCCATATTGATAAAACCAGCGCCGGGGTTTGTTTCGCTGTCAACATCCCAGACAGTGGGGTTATTGACACCGCAAAAATGTAACGTACTACCAAGGACGCTATAAATTTTAGTTTTAAATGTTAAAGCTGTTTTTCCCACGGTATCTGGGTTGCCAACAGAACCAAAGTTTTTAGTGCCTAATTTTACATTAAATTTATCACCTACTTCAAATGTTCCACCAACTGTAACTGTGTTTTTTTGTGGTCGACCAGAAACTGCGGCAACGCCCCCGTCTAATGAAATTGTAGATGATACAGTTACATTCCCAACCACGGTGATATTTATTGCAAATCCGTTAGGCCCAACGCCTGTGCCTGATACTGGCAAAATGTTGACAACGGCAGATGTATTTGAAGAAACATACTCAGGTGAACTATTAAAGTTGCCTATTTGTGTTGCAACACTGGCGGCTAGTGCGGAGTTTGAAGATGACCAGTTTACTCTTGAGCTAAGAATTTGAACACCGTCTACAGTAATTGATGTTATTGCGTTAGTTACCCCACCTGATAAATTTGCATCAGTTTTGCCAATCGTTGTAACAGCCGAAACCACTGCAAAAGTGTTTGCATCAGCACCAACAGATGCAGCGGCAGAAATTGTGACAACAGCCCCATCAGACGTTGCGGTATAATTTGGGTTTGATGTGTGAGCATTGATGTTCGATTTTAAATCAGTCGCTGTCTGCGTTAGGCTTGAATTAAAATTAACCGCGCCTGACGTTATTGTAACACGCCGTTTGTGTTGATGCAGCAGATAACGTCTGATTATCAGTACCGCCTGTCTTATTAGTTGCTAATGTTTCTATATCAAATGCGGTATTAGTTGCTCCCGTTATAGTTACAATAGCCCCAGATCGAGTAGCTCCAAACCCTGCATTAGCATCAATTAACAATTTTAAATGTTCAGCAATACCGTCATTATTGCTCATCTCGGTAGTTACAATGCCATCCGTCCAATCAGATATACTAACCCCATTATAAAAATGGTAAATATTTGAATCGGCATATTGTGCAATTGCATAAATTTTACCGTCAAATGATTCTGACATCAAAACTTTGCTCATCGCAGTGCTGCCATCAGGATGTTGAAGCCTCTGATATGTCACGCCGGATGGAATAGCACCCGGCGTACTGCCGCTTCCAAAAACATATAGAGAGCCACCGATGGCGTGAAGGCCATGCGTTCCTGATGGCAACGAATGTGATTCAACAAATTTTTTACGGCGCTCTATAGCCCCGCCGCGAGTAATGTGTGCATTAATTAACTCCCAGACACTACCGGGCGTACCATTAATCTGTTCTTTTCGCCTGTCCAGGCCAGATTTAAAATCCTCAACAAAAACATACGCCATTAGCTAACTCTTATTATAGTATGACCGCGAAGTAGCTCAGTGTTTAAACCTCCGCCCATAACTGCAATTTTCCCAGCGCCTTTTGTTCGTCCTTTTAGTTTTAAATAACGTGCATTAGCCGCTGACAATTTTGCTGATGCATCTTGTGATTTTTGGCGGGTTAGTATTTCTGTGGCAGCAAATAAAATAATTAATTGATCATCTAAATCTGCCGTATCATTTAAATCCGTAAGGGCGTTTAATTTTTTAATTCCCTTGTATTGAATTTTGTTGGCGTTTGACGATGGGATGGGCCAAATTTCAAGCTGTTCTTTCGTACCCGTGTGCCGGACATCCCACTTGAGTTGAGGGTCTGAACGAATACCACTATCAGAATCAAACTGAGCATAATCGCCAAAACCAATACCGCGCTCAAGCATATGAGGTTGACCGCTATACCACAGAACAACCTCTTCAATCCGTTCATAATCCAGAGTAGCATCAAAATCATAATATCTCTGCCCCGCTGCTAGTGCTTTGGTTGGCTGAATTCTCAAATGAGGCCAATCAAAATCATCGTACAAAGTTTCCTGTGTTCTACGAATTATCTGTTTTATCGCTGGCAAGTTATCAACTCCAACACTCACACTCACTGCGTGACCAACTTCTGCTCGTAATCCGTCAATCAATTGAGTTAGCTGCTTATTCCTTGCCATTTTAGATTACTTTCGATCAGGCGCTGTCAAAAGATCAAGATCGTCATCAGTAAGTTCATCACTTTCGACAAAATCAATATTTTCTAATTTAACTGGGAGTTTTGTGTGTTCTGGGCCAAATAAACTAGAAACATGATTATCCCCATAAATTAAGCCCAAACGGTTTCTCTCTTCACCATGTGATCTTTTATCCATTTTACGTTGATGGATTCTAACAACAGCCTCAGTACCGCCATGAATTTTTTGAAGTAACATAATTTCAGAAGCGGTCATTGCCGATTTAGGGACTTCTTGCATAGGATTTCCGTTAAGACGTACTACAGCATCATAAAGTTGCATGATTTACCTTTCGATTGTGAAGTTATTGGGGAGAGTTTTTACACCCTCCCCAAATGACTTATGCTTGTGGGACACCCTTATTAGTAGGGTCAGACAAAGCACAGATCAGGTTGATGGCTTTTGCACCATTCATCGCTGAGTTTGGATCGTAAGTGCCACGGACATCGCCCGTTGTTGCAGTTGCGGTAGCAGCAGCCGCTTTAACGAGAGTACCAGCCGTAGGTGGTGCGCCGTTTTCTAGTTCTGCAACGCATTGCCCAATTTGAGGCAGCGCAATTGGCAGACCAAGCACATCGCCCGTACCAACCGTTAGCCCGGTGACATTGGCGTTAACTGATATCAAGGTAATTGTCTTAAATGCCTTTTTACCAGCCATTGATGTTGAACTTGCTGACGATTCCGTCATAACAACGCCATACTCATCAGTTCCAGTAACTGTAAGAATCGCAGTGTTAGTCCACGCACCGACTACATTTCGTGGAACATCTGCAACTCCAAGTAATGCAGCAGCAGCTAATGCTCCCGCAGTATTGGCGTTTGTAGCAAATACACCAACAGCGGTTAATGCTTGGCTTGCAACATATCCGTTAGCATCTGCTGTATCAGCAGCACCTAAACGCATAATTGTAAGATCAGCACCAACGGCACGGTCATTCTCAACTAAAGAGCTATCATCACCTAATTGCTCTAAACCTACAAAGATAGACGTTCCCGCAGGGATAGTTGTTGCGCCATTGTAAACTAATGCAATGTTCGCCGCGCCAAAAGTTAACGCAATGCTAGATGGAGAAGTAAATTTACCCCCCATAGCTAACAAAGAGTGTGCCGCAGCATCTTCATAATGCCCCGCATCCGTATTAGATGGATACGCGACGGTGATTGTACCCCCAGAAGCCACAGCCCCCGAAAGTGTTTGTTCAACTACTTGTTGTGTCATTTCAAAGCTCCTTTAAGCAATACTGTAGACGCCATTGGCATTACGTTGGTTGCAGATAAGGCCACCTGTCCATGTGACTGCCCTGTAGATGACGTATTTGTCCTCTGGTCGGGCGGGATTGTGAGACTTCATGTCTTCCCCGTCCATAACCATCGGCATGATGGTTTTGCAGTCCATGACGTAACCATATTTAGATTGGCTCATATCGTCCAAGGTTGGATCGTATTCGATTGCCAAGCCTTTAAACGCAAGATCAGCCATGCCAGCGTCATTTTTACCGTTGTTGATGAAACCAGTTTGGCTATAATCGCCTTTACTTCTGATTTCTTTTTCCAACGCTTCAATGAAGTCTGAACCCGCCAAGAATGTATCAGGATTGCCACCGTAGCGACGTAGCTGACGAAACTCTGATTGTAGCACATTAACCAAATTCTGGTTGGTTGCAGTGCTTGAATCAACCGCCAAAGAAGCACGATTGCGCCACCAAGAACTAGCTGATTGATCAATGCCAGCGACAACAGTTGCTGAAGTTGGATCATCCAAGATGAAAGAACGGATACCCGGGACTTGTTTTGCGTCTTGAGTGCCGTCTTTCCAGAACATATCATTCATTCCACGCGCAGTACCCTCTGACATATCCTCAAGTTTGTCTTCAAGAAGATTAGCCAACACGGTCATGTCGCGCTCAGAATGGTTTGAAGTTCCTTTGCCGTTGGCTGAATCAGTGACAGAAATTCCGTCCTTTTTTAATTCAGTCATGGTAACGCTGATGCCTGAGTGGATTTCTTTCCAATCATAGCTTGCAGTTTTAATGTTAGCGGGGTTTGCATATGTCACAGTGTCATCATGCGAATAGCCCATAATTGTAGTTGTATAGTCACCTTTTGCGCGTACAGTAATACTGTCCTTGCCGCCGGGAAACGTCTTCTGCTTCGACATCATTTTCTTTAAAAGGGGCTTGTTCTGAATAGTATTTGAGAACACTTTCCCTTTCTTAAAATGATAATCGATGGCAGCATTGGCGATATTCGCCAGTTCGGTTGCTGAGAAAGCCATCGTATATATTCCTTCAACGAATGATTATTGTGCCGCTGCCAGCCCTTGTTGCATTGCTTCAATAAGACTTTTTGGCTCCGGCGTTGATTTAGGTGAAGAACCACCAGTGATGGGGCTTACAGAGCCTTTACGAGGCCGAAACTGTAATAATTCGTTATTAACAGATTTCCGACATTCTTCTGCAATTTGGACGGCGTGTTCTCTAGAACTTGGCGCACCATTTTTTAAAAGATATAGCTCAATTTTTTCCATTACTTTTGGCTGCTTCAATTTGTAATCAGGATCAGACGATGACCACTGTGTTTCCCACTCGCTAACCGCACCGCTGACATTCGTTGCGTGTTGTTGAACTTGCTGTTGTTGTTGGATTTGCTGCGCTTGTGCAGCGGCTCGTTGTGAAGCCTCCGTTGCAAGTTGCTCCCTTGATCGCAATTGTGACATCTCACGGGCTGATTCTTCATCAAGATAACCTTCGTCCACACGTTCTTGGATATCGGCTGACAATCTTCTGCCAGTAGATGTTTCCATTTGCTCGATATAGGGCATTAGCGCCTCATAAGCAGCTTGCGGATTTTCTTTGATGTTTTTCATGATCTCAAAGCCTGTATTGACTTCATCAATACTTAAACCAGCTTCAGTCATGTAGCTTTTCAGCCCCATAAGCTCCTGATGTGATTGCTTAAAGCTATCACGTTCAGTTATCATTTCTTGCCATCGTGGGTGTTCGTGGAAAGGCGGTGTGTCATCAGTATCAGTTTCCACTGATGCATCAGTTTCCTCATTACCTTCTTCAGAAACGGACGAACTTTCTTCCTTTGCGTCTATTTCAATAGCTGCCGAAACAGCCTCTAAAAGACTCTTAGGTTCTTCTTTAGCGTCCTCATCATCATTCGCAGCAGACGAATCTGCGGTAGCGTCTATACTTTGTTCATCATCTTCAACAACAGTTTCAATCTCACTGTCTGTTTCGATGATCTCTTCCTCGGCTGTCGATTCCGTGGACATTTAGCGACTCCATATTATGTCAGTTTTGTAGTATTATAATTATCTCATAAATCGACACATTCGTCAATTGACTGTTGGATAAGCGGGTTGCGGCCCAGCCTGGGTTTGCTCTTGTGAGGCGTTTGCCGCCCCCTGTCCGCCCTGTTGGGAAGGATCAGATGCCGGGTCACCAGTTGCTGGCTCTGGGTTACCCATCAATTGATTCTGGGCAATCATCGATGGTATACCTTCAATAATCGCTTCTTCGATGTCCAACCCAGTTTCGTCAAGACGCTCCAATACTTGCTTGGCAAACCAGACGGGGGAAATGCCGGGTATCTGAAGTATAGTTGGGGCTGCACGTTCTAAATTAGCCAATTCTGCCGCTTTATTTGGACGGCCTGACGATCCAACGCGAACCTCTAAAAATAATTCTTCAGCAACTTCCTCTCGACTAAACTCAGGCCAGATCGAACCGGGGCCAACAATTTTAGTGACAGTCTCTGGTGTCAACTCCAGCAGCATCAATTGCCCTGTTGATCGTGCAAGCTCACTTAACATATCGTCTAAATCGTCAACATTACTCGCCAACGATGCGCTGCGACTGTTCTCTGCAATACTTGTTTCGGTTGCAGTGGCTCCGCTTGCCCCACCAAGATTAGCCTCTTGCGTGCCAACAGTTCGTAAAACATCTTCAAATATGGTGTTTGTTTCATATAGAGATGGATCGATTGGCACTCCGCGCATGGGCTGAATAAGCTGGTCAATGCTTTCGCCCGCTACCATTGAGTTAAGTTCTAAGATAGCGTTAGCTGGGTGGTTCGCCAAGATTTGCTTGTCTTCTTCTTCTAAGCGGCCTCTAGCCACAGCATACTTTGGCCTGTTGGCTTGACGATGTTCCCGCAAACCTTCTCGACTTCTATTATATTCGTCTTGCATAGGCCGGAGCAACGACACATCAGAAATCGGATAAATCTCTTCTTCATCTTCAATGTCATTAAATGTCAAAGTGAAGAAGGGCCAAAACCGTTCCAACAAAACGTCTGGGGTTGCTGGCTCTTTTAACCAGTTCTTATAACCATCGACCACCGTGAAAGTTGTTCCTGTGGCTTTATCCCAAACTTCCCAAACAAGCGCCAATCCTTTCTTGTCGCTCTTATCTTCACTATAAATACGCTGGTCAGGATTATCAGGGTTGTAATGCGTGTAATTCTTACCAACGTCCTTCTCATAGATTTCTTTAATTTCGTCAGTAGTCATTGCCATTTCGTGACAAACCCAAGATGCCCCGACAAAGCCGTTTAGCTGCCGACAGTTGGGGTCAACGATAAGCTCAGTTGATCTTGGAAAATCAAAAACGACACCTTCACGGGCTACTACAAGCTCCTTTTCTTGTAGCTCCTCCATCATTATTCTTAATTCTTCAACTTTAGCGTCATCCTCTTGTAGTTCACCATCTGCCACATCAGCCGAAATAGCCTCAATTCTTGCTATCTGGTTTGCAACATCTGCAATCTGAGATGCAATCTCAGGGCGCTTTTCCATAATTCTTTGAAGGCCAAGTTTTAAATAAGCAACGCCGCACACTTTCGCCCGGCGAACAACTTGTTTCATTTGACGTTTAAAG